CTTTTTTTTTTTTCATCCTGGCGTTTTTCCTTAAAGACACAATAATTATTTTATAAATATAATAATATAGATGTCTGAAACTGTCCCTGATTGTCCCACTGAAAACGGGGGTAAAGGTAATACTAATTTACCCCCGAAAGAAGATGTTAAACCTCTTAAAACCATATCTGCTTCAAAGAGATGGTGTTTTACTTATAACAATTATTGTGCCACTGACTTGACAAATTTTAATGAATTTCTTGGAAAGAATTGTTCTATAGTTTTTTATTCTAAAGAAGTAGGTGAAAGTGGAACGCCTCACCTACAAGGTTATGTTGAATTCAACAAACGTATAAGACCTAAAACGCTCTTTAAAAAAACTATTTGGGAATGTATGCTTCATTGGTCTAAAGCCAAAGGAAGTATGATTGAAAATTATCATTATTGTTCTAAGGATGGACCATTTTTTTTTTACAAAGGAGTTCAACAGTATCACCCTCTTAAATTGATTACTCCTGATAGAGCATATCAAAAGTTTATATTAGATATAATAAAAGAAGAACCAGAAGATAGACTTATTTACTGGTTCTATGAAACTGTTGGAAACACAGGAAAGACTTCCTTTACTAAATATTTATGTAATAAAGAAATGGCATTATGTTTAAGTGGGAAATCTGCTGATGTAAAGAACGGCGTTGTCGCTTCGGTTGAGAAGCGAGGAACAACGCCATCATTAATAGTATATGATATTCCAAGAAGTTTTAACACTGAATTTCTAAGTTATGAAAGTTTAGAAAGTGTTAAGAGTATGATGTTTTATTCTGGTAAGTATGAAGGAGCCCAAATATGTGGTAATCCTTGTCATCTTATTATTTTTTCTAATGAACCTCCAGAGGTTAAAAAACTATCTATGGATAGATGGAAAATCTTTAAAATTAATAAAGATTATTCTTTAACTGAAAAAAATATTGTTAAATCAATAATTTAAAAATCATCATATTGATATTGAACGCAGGTTGAAAATGTTCCAAATACTTGAGTAGGAACATAACCAGCGTCATAGTCATTTGGTGTTGCTACTACTGAAACATACAAATTATCATTAGGAGTATTTGTTGTAGCATCTTGGAATTTCATATTTTTATTTAAATATTTAGTAATATCTATATTTAAATTTCTTGCATTTATAACATTGGAACAGTTTGTGAGTGCCCCACCTGATGGGATTGCTTGTTGTGAAACGGTTTGAGACCAACATACAACTCTCTTATGACATTTTAAAGTAAAAGTGTCATTATTGACTTTTAGATTTCCGGAGAAAGGAATAGTTGTACTATCATATGGAATACTTGTATTTCCATATTGAAGAAACTTTTGAAGTTCAACTGCTGAGATATTATCACTTCTTTTATATTTATAAACATAAACATCAAAATAGATGGGAGGGACGTAGCCCGAAGAAGTGGATATACTTATAGCATTCATATTCACGTTGAGAATACATCTTCTAGTTGATACTTGATTGCCTATTCTTTCGCCTTGCGCATTTCCTTGTGCGATAATTGGTGTCAATGGAATACATTGAGTAGCAAAATCACTTAAGTATGGTAAAATTCTATTACCTAATGTTAAGACCGGAGCGGTGATTTTAGTTTCACTTGCTCTGTGAATGACCTTGAGAACTTTCTTATTGAAGTTGGAGGAGGTCTTGACTTTTGTATTCCTGGATTTTTTTGCTCTTCGAGGACGTCTGGAATAAAAAGGTCTTCTGTTGCGACGGGTACGATAGTATGGCATATAATTACCATTATAAAAATTAATAACCTATAGTTTATTTAATTTTAGAGGCGCGCCGGGGTCCGACCGGCCGTGCAATCCCAAAACGCTTAACCGGATGAAAAAAAGCCAGGACCTTTTTTTTTTTTCATCCTGGCGTTTTTCCTTAAAGACACAATAATTATTTTATAAATATAATAATATAGATGTCTGAAACTGTCCCTGATTGTCCCACTGAAAACGGGGGTAAAGGTAATACTAATTTACCCCCGAAAGA